AGCTTTGCTCACATCTGTGATTGCTGACTTGGCTTTGAACACACTTATAGTTCCTAGCTTACTCACACAATCAGAGCCATACTTCTTGCAGAGATATTTGTAAACCATTTCTCTCTTTGTGTCTTCAAAGTCAATATCAATATCAGGATAGTCCATTCGGTTGATGTCAATGAAGCGTTCGAACAACAGGTCATATGGAATTGGATCAACATCGGTGATGCCTATCAAGTAGCAAACCAAGCTACCACAAGAACTGCCACGAGCTGGACCAACAAACATCTTTGTCTTTGCATACTTGATCAGATCTGCAACGACATAAAAGTAGTCTTCAAACTTCTTTTCCTCAATCAAATCCAATTCTCGTTTAAGTCTTGCTGCATAGACTTCATCCTCCAAGTTCACACCTAATTCAATTGCACCTTGTTGGCACATTTGTGCAAGGGTTTGCCATGTTTCTGGCTTAACCATCTCAGCCACTGGGAATTCAAATCTGCACTCTTCAAAAACAGCTCTGGTTCTGTCTGGTATGTCAGCTAACTCACCACCAAAGAATTCAATCCAGTCTTCTGTGTTCATGATTGTAGCAGGGCTAGTTATCATGTTGTAATTGTTCATGCCAATAGTGACTTGGTGTGCTGGCAAATCTTTAATAGTAGGATAGTAGTTGTTTGAACATGCCAACAGCTTTGGTCTGTATAGCTCTACCATTCTATTCTTGTGCCAAGTATTGTTCTGAGTATCTAAAGCCACATAGAAGTTGTCTCTCGCCATGAAATCATCCGCATAGCTTTCATCCCAATAAGCTCCAAGCACCACAATCAAATTACTGCTAACAGATGACAATATGGAATAGTCAATTCTAGGAACATAATAAAACTTTTCAGTAGACAAAGTTGTCAGCTCATAAAGCTCTCTGAGTCCTTCTTGATTCTTGGCAAAAAATCGAGTGTATGAAATTGGTTGCTTTGCTCTGTCATCACAGTTGGCTACAGTTGGCAACTCAACTCCCAACAGAGGGATCTTGTCATGCTCCTTGCAGGCTTTGATAAAGTCAAGGTGTCCCCAAGTGCTTGCTCTGTCACAGATCCCCACAATGTCTTCTTGGTTGGTTTTTAAGACATCCTCTAGCTTGCCAGTTGCAAGTCTGAATGAGTATTGAGTTCTGTTTGCAAAGTTTATCATTTTATATCTATGTAATTATTTTCTATCATCCACACAGCACACTTTGTCAGTGCTTCAACATCATTGATCGCTCTGTGTGCACCTTCAAATTTCATACCACCAGTTGCGATCTCGTATAATCGTCCTTGGTTGAGTCTAACTCCTCTTAGGTGAAAGCTTTGCTCAATGGTGCAGATCAAATTCTTAGGCATTGGAAAGTCTTCCACTTGGTTACGCTTCATCTCAATTTCAATCATGCTCTTATCAAATGACAAGTTGTGTGCAATGAGATTGGTTTCACCTTCAAAGAATGACTTGAGTTCGCCAATGCGTTCTGAAAATTTCTTTTCATCCTCAATCATCTTGTCTGTGATCTTTGTTATTTTAATTATCTCTGGTGCCAAAGGTCTGCTTGGATTAACTAAAAAGTGCAACCTATCAAGCTCTGCAAGTGTTTCATCACAAAGCTTGATGGCTGCAAATTCTATTACCTTTGGCTGATGCTTGATGTCAGAGGCAATTGCCTTAACAAGTCCAGTTGTCTCTGTATCAAATATAATCATCAGTCTTTTTTTCTGAATGAATCTGTATACTCAACCATTGCACAGTAAACTCCTGCATCATGAATTGAATCTTGGTGACCACCTTCTGGGAAGTTAGATGCATACCTAGTGATTTTAACAATCAGCAATTCAAACAAGTGCCAAGAATTAAAGTCCTCTTTGGTTTGCAGCTTTATACCATCTGGAAAAAGAGTGTTCATGATTACTCCAACTTTCATATAGTTGTCTTTGTAAACTGAATTCCTTTCCACATAAGTCTCTGCAGACTCTTTGAGTATTTCTTCAACGCTCTTACGCATCTTTCTCCAATCGTTGGATTAGCTTCAAGTCCCAACCAAGGTCATCAAGAGTATCAAACACACAGTAGTGATATTTGCGTCCATTGTTCTTGAGGAACTCATTTGTGTGATCAGTTGTAAACAGTTCCTGTGCAACTTTGATCTTATAAGTATCATACAAGAACTTTTTCTCGCTGTCTATTTCTTCAACATGGAATCCTTTGTGAGATAAGAATGTCTTACTCAGATCTCTTCCTCTGACTCCATGCCAGTTGTCTCCTTGTTGATAGTTTAACAGCTCGAACTCATAGCCCATTTCATAATTGAATGCTAGGTTTCCTATTGATCCTCCAACAATCTCTTTGCCGAAGCACTCTCCTGTTGCAGTAACTTGATCACGCACCCACTCTTTAGTTCCTAGGATTGTGTTGTGGTTCTCTATTGCCAGACCAATGTTAGGGCAGTAGATTGCCACTTGATCTATTTTTCCGTATCTTACTTCTATGCTATTCATTTTATTATGCTCCGTATGGGATTATTGTTCCAGTTAAGTATTTGTGTCTCTGTTTAGTTGATAGCAGGAATGCTAAGAACTCTGCCAAGCTGTCAGGATCAGTTTCTTCACCTGCCAGAAGTGCATTGAGCTGATATTCTTTTGCTTGCTCTGGTGTCCAGCCACGCACAGAAGGAACTCTGCTGTCAATGTAATCAGACATTCCAGTTCCAGATAGCTTGTTGGGTGAAATGCCGAACACTGTAATGCCATGTGCCTTTGATAATTCTCTGGCGAGCTGGAGTGTCATTATGTGAGCTGCACCTTTACTTGCATTGTAGGCAAGTGAGTTAGTCATTGGCATGTGAGAAGCATTAGAGACAATGTTCACAATGAATCCTTTTGTGTCTTTAAGCTTCTGCAAGAAGTGCTTGGACATATTAAATATAGACTTCGCATTTGTGTCCATAACTAAATCCCAATCTTCTTCAGTAAACTTGTCCAAGTAATCAATGCGATTAACACCTGCGCAGTTTATGATGCCATGGACTTCTACTTTTACATCTAAAGAGAATTCATGAACAGATGTATAGTCAGTCAGATCGACTTCCCACTTGTCTGCTTTAATTACATTTGTATTCTCGTCCTTCCTTAAGTGTTCGCAAATGCTTTCACCTAATCCAGAATTCGATCCTGTTACTATTATATTATTCATTTATTTTTCCTTTGTTTACGTTGATTGCTATGTCGTCATATATCTTTACACACCTTGTGTCCTTGACATTTGTTACCTCTAGTTTGACTCCAAACTTGATCCAGCTCCATGCAGTGATGTAATCAATAGACATGATTGAATTTAACCCTGTCTCATCTGAACACCTTGCTGTGAATATTTTGACTCGTTTTCCGTCTAGCAAATCTCTTGCCATGCGTTCACAAACTAATGACTGGTCATCTCCTATGTGGTCAGCACCTAGCCAACCATCATAAGCAACAAGAGTTCTGTCTAGGTCGTAACCAACCCAACTGGTGTCCTCGTTGCCCATGTAACCTGTGATGTCATAGAGATCATTTGTGTGCTTTGCTATATATATTCTTGTTGTTGGCTTGCTCACTTTTCACCCTTCCTAATTTTATCAATCGCTTTCCATCCACAGTAACGCTCTTCAGTTGAAAGCTTTCTTTTTTCACCTGTCTCGATTAGTTGCTCTAAAAGCTTTAGCCGATCCTGTCCTTTGGGTTGAATAAAATCTTCAGCCCATGGGTGAATCTTTATTACCTCTTCAAACATCCCTTCAAATACATCTCTGTATTCGTTCTGAGTCCTCTTGCCAGTTCTAGATCTGCCCATCTCAGCAATCGTTCTTAAGTTGAACTGAGCAATAATGTTGGTGCATATATTTGTTGGCAGAACTCCTCTGGCATCTTCTACTGCACAGCCCATGTCAATAAGATCATCATAGGTCTTCTGTATGGTGTCCATGCACTTGTCGTATGCTTCCTTGCAATTGACATTGTCCTCAATAGTTGGACCAGTTACATATTCAAACTTCTCCATGTTGAGAAGACGCATTGTCTGCTGGGCATAACTGCCTGTCCTAGTCCTAACAAACTGGTGAGTGAATGCTCTGCTAACTCCAGAGATCTCGAATGTGTAATTCACAAACTCCCAACTGCTTGGAATTGTGTTAGCCATGTAAGAAAGCTCTTCTTGCTTTTCTTCAATGGACATCTTCTTGATCTTGTCTCTAGTCTCATCTCCTTGAGTGAGCCTAGTGCTCTTAGTATAGATCAGCTTATCAACTGCTCCATATGTATAATCTATTAATTTTACTTTCATTTTATTTTGGTTTTATGGTTGTGGTTGTAATGGCTAGTGCCAGAAAGCTTTTCTATCTTACGAACGTCATCAACTACTGCATCCATAAGCAGTGGTCTCCACGTTGCGAATCTCCCTAATGAGTAAACATTGTATTGCTGAGTCAAGTAATAAATAAACTCCTGCCTCTCATGCTCATCAATGCTGAGTATTTTCCCAAGTGGCTGTGTGTGAACTGTCTCCTCTTCTATTTCAATGTCTGTTGAATTTAGACTGCAAATTGTGCTGAGGAAATTGTAGACCACTTGCCTAGATTTTTCAGTAACATCTACATCACACTCTATAATCAAGTCATCTCCGTGAATGCTTCCTCTGTACCAATGTGTATACAAAGAAGAATTGTAAATTGTCTGGTGCACTCTGCTCTTTGGCTTCTTCAGCTTACAC